ATTCTCAGACCAAGAAGATATAAACACATATACACCTACAGCAACCAATACGGCTGGTACACAAAGACTGGCTGACGGATCACAGATCAGAGGAGCGATCAGAGGTCGTGATGCAATTTATGTTTGGACTGACACAGCACTATTTACACAACGTTTTGTTGGTCAACCTTTTACGTTTGCTTTTGCACAAGTTGGAACTAACTGTGGACTTGCAGGACAAAACGCATGTGTAGAAGTTGATGGCGCTGCATACTGGATGTCAGAAAATGGTTTCTTTAGATATGCGGGTAAACTAGAATCATTACCTTGTTTGGTAGAAGATCATGTTTACGATAATATAAATTTAGAATCTGGTAATCAAATGGTATCTGCAGGATTAAATAATTTGTTTGGTGAAGTTATGTGGTTTTATCCAACGACAGGATCATCAGTTGTAAACAGAATGGTTGCATATAATTATTTTGATTCATCACCACAAAGACCTGTATGGACTGTGGGAACTTTAGCTAGAACTATGTGGGAAGATTCTGCAATATTTGGTAAACCACACGCATTAGAATACGATGCAGCTACAGATACATCTTTTGATGTTGTAGGTAATACGGAAGGTAGAACAACATACTATGAACATGAAACAGGGACTGATCAAGT